AGACTAGATGAAGTAGTAGATAAATTATCAACTCAACATAAATATAATTGGCTTAAAGATGAATATGCTCAACTCGTAAAAAATCTTTATGAAAATAGAGATAAAATTAGTGGATTTAAAATTATCTCTGTTGAATTAATCTCAAAAAAAACAAACGAACTAATAGCTGGTGAAATTGGATATATAATTGGTAAAACATATACAAGTCCACCACTACCACTGTTTCTTCTATACTTTCCTTTAAAGAATACATCTGTTCCACTTGCCATTTCTATATCGAAACCACTTAATTGCTCGTTTGCACTTGCTACTAATGTTGCTATTTCGCTTGAAACAGTTGGTAATGAACCAACAAACGCAGTTAAACCTGTTGTATCTCCACTATCAAGGTTACCGTTAACTACTAATTGATTTAAACTCAATCCATATACTGTATTTAATTGAGGTGAACCATCTATTGGTGATACCGTGCTATATGTGCTATCTATATTACTATCGAGTGTTAATTGTTGAGATAATGATTGTAAGTCGACTTCCCAACCATTTAATGTATATTTTAATTCTAATTCTTTACCGAGTAATACGCTACCGTTTACATTACCACCATTTACTAATATATCGTGATATGTTGAACCGTTATCTATTGATAATCTAGCGTCTTGTGTATCATCAGTTAATGAACTACCTACTTTAATACGAATAAACTTATCTACACCACTTGATGTATAGAAGTCAGTTATAATTGATGTATCTATAATATCAGCATAAACATCAGCGTCAGCCGAGTTTAACATAGTAAACATTTTTACTAGTGCTGTATCGTGTGAACCTAGCCCTGTATCATAATATTTACCTGTATTTAATACTGAACCACTTAATGCACCGATATATGTTGCGATACCATCTATTGTAGTTCTTTTAGGTGTAGTGCCATCTTCTATATAAACTTTCATAGCACCTGCTAATGTTAAATCCTCAGTTAATACTGATAAGTCTTTTGGAACTTTCAATGCTATATCGGCTAAATCAATATCAGTATCAGCCATTGATACAGTTCTTGTAGTTCCACTTGTTTGTGGACTTGCGTCAAATTTCATTACTTTTGTATTATCGGTAACATTTTGTAATTCAAATGTAGTATCTATAAACTCACCGTCTAATACACCTGTTCCACTTGTCCCACTAATACCAAATTTTTGTTCTCTTAAATCATATGATTGAATAAATGAGTATGTTCCACCTAATTTTCTTAATAATAATCTAGCAATAGGAAATGCTGTTTCTCTAAATAATGTAGGAACAGTTGTAACTGTTGTCCCATCTAAATCACTTTGTGCGTCAGTTAAGTTATTATAACCTGCCGTAGGAGTATTAACAAATATAGGTGTATATTCTCCACCTTTATTACATATACCATATACGAATACATTAAAGTAATCATTACCTATTGAACTACCATCACTATACGTTAATATTTCATCAAATGATGTTATACTATCATATGGTGCAGTAAAATCATTTACTATGTGCATATCATCAGTTCCACTTGTATCTTTTGCTGTATAAGTTTGTGGGTGCATTTGTAATACTGCACCTGCGTTTGATGTCCAATATAACGAACCTGCTACATCATTAACCCATTCACCACTTGTAGCACCACCGATACCACTATACCATTGTGCGCCCATTCTTCTAATTCTTGCTCTAATATGTTGTAATGCACCAATAGAGTAATCTCCTGTTTCGTGATTATTCCAGTTTCTATTACCTATTAGTCCCTCACTATCACTTTGAATTTCATCTAACAAAACTAATTCAGCAACTTTTATATGTTCGGCACTAGGGAATGAACTTGTTGATTTAGCCAATACTTTTGCTGATTTTAATATATAGAAATAGTTTGCTACTGGAACTGTTGCAGTCCCAAATGTAGGTGCTAAACTTAATGATGTAGTATCTAATGATGTATCACCATCACTAAATTGCATAGTTAAACTATCAGTAATACCATCAGCATTAGTTAATACCATTTCACTTGTAGTTGTATTGTATAATAAATCAAAACTCTCTTTAAATGCACCATTTTGTATATCTCTACTCATATACATAGTATCACCTTGCACATTTTCCCAATACTCATCAGTAGAGTTTCTAACTAATATATCTTTATAAGCACTTCCAGTAACTTTAACATCACTAGACGCTTCAATAATATGTAATTTTTCTACATTTACATAAACTATACCTGCACCTGCATTTGAAGTAATACAAATACCTACTTCAACTTTATATGTTGGTGCAGTTGGTTCAACATTTACTAATGCACCATCTACTCCTAAGAATAATTGGTCGCCCTCGCTAAATGCACTTGTATCTAAACCTCTTACAAAACCTCTTGTAGTTACAAAGTGGCTTTCATTTTGAGTTAATTCTTCCGTTGATATACCTATTGTTGCGTGTGCTGTTGCTTTCGCTACATTACTCGCTAAGGCTACCGTTGGTCTATTACCACTTGCACCACTTATATAAACTACTTTACCATTTGCAATAGTAGTTCCTGAGTTATAAGCAAATACTAATTCTTCTTGACCTACTTGTAACGTTACATTATCATTTAATTTTAAATCTAATGTATCATCAGTTGTATTATCAGTTAATTCTCTTGTCCCAAAATCTATTGTAGTAGCGTTTACTTTTACGAATGTAGGTGAGGCTGTATCTTTTAAATCTTGATTAACTCTACCTATAACTTCTTCTGTATCTTCGGCCGTAGCACTTGCTAAACCATCATCTAATGTAAATGCTTTGTCTACTGTATCTCCGCTATCAGTGCTATCATAATTCGCAATTTGCATATAATAGTTTTCTAAGAAAGTGTTTACCCTCTTATCACTAGACCATACATCATCATTAGTTTTCTCAAAGTTTCCATCAGCCTGAGTTTTCATTTTTGCTAATTCAACCTCAACATCATTTAACCACGCTGTTAATAACTCAACGGCAGTCTGTGAGATTTCCTCACTTGATGATATAATGCTAGGGTTTACACTTAATACTTCACTACTTGCAGGTATATATTGAGTTGATGACCATATAGTCTTTTCAAACAATAAATCACTCCAAGTTGTAGTCCCTAAATCATATTCCCAAGATGTAGCAGTATCTTCATTATAAACATAATCTTCATCTACCATACCTGTAATTAACAGTATAGCCGTTTCATCAGCATAACTTCCTAAATAATTAGGGTTAGCCTCTTTTACTACTGCACTCGTATATAATGGTGAAGCAACTAGTTTACTTAATGTAGATAATATTGCACTTTCTACATCATAACCTTTTACAGCCCAAGTTTCCCCATCATATATACTTCCTATATCTAATACCTCAGTATCTCGTAATGTTAATGGTTTACTCGATACTAACTCCCCATTTGCTAATTGGAAATTACATTCCATAGTGAAAGATGTATCAAAAGGTGTAATATATTGTATTTGATTTACACTATCATTACCTCTTGTTATACTTGTATTTGTTGACTTTACAAGTGTCCCATCTAACGCTACATATAATTTCGTAATATTTGTAGTAGCCATTTTAAAATCTCCTTTTTATTTTATTTATATCTACTATGACCTAGTAGTTATAATTTATTCCACTTCTTTTATTTAAAAAATCGAACTTAATCTTATTATGTAATACACCATCTTGATTAACTGCTATAAGTATTTTGTCATTTTCATCAGTTAAACACCAACTTGATGTAGATGATGTTAAGTTTGCGTGTGATACTATTACATATTTGTTTGTAGTAGATACAGTAGGTGTAATTGCTGTAATTGCAGTATACCCACTTTTAGCGTCTAACGTATCAATTCTACCAAACTTAATACCATTATCATAAGTATATAATTTAAATGATGTAGGTGGTATTTCAGTTATCATTCTATTTCTACGACTAAAATATCTTCCTAATATAACTTTACTAGGTCTTTTAGATATTTGTTGATATTGTAATGTAAAACCTATTATATCTCTTATACCTTTATAAACTGTAAATGAGTTTGATGTTTCAAACAAATTATTGTTTATCTTATCTAGCGTTGTAGATGGATATAAATCGGCTCTTTCTAAATATGTATCAGGGCTTACACCTGTTGGTGCGTTTAATTTATCAAACCCAAATAATAACAATCCAGTAAACCTACCATCATCTTCAACATATCTTGAAGCCTCTAATGATGTTTGTGATGAAAAATGGTCTTTCATAAGTCCTGCCGATAGATTACTATCTAGTTTGAAATTAAATATTAAACTATTTCCACCACCATTACTAGAAAATGGAACTAGATTTACATATATATCAGTAATCATAGCACCAGTTCTTACTGGTTCTTCCGTTGCACTTGCAACAAATGTATTTAAGTATGTATTTATCCCAGTTGTAGTTAATAACTCACTATCATCAGTTCCGTTATCTCCACCAATCTCTACAACATCTATTTCAACAAACTCTTTATATAATAAATCTCTTTCTAAACTACGACCTGCCTCAGCAACTTCCCATTGTCTTAGTTCACTATTAACTCCAATAAATTGTGATATTCTATTAAAATCTCTTGTTAATTCATATTTGTTATCAAAGTAATCTTTAAAAAATACAATTTCTTTTTGGTTTAATATAAATAAATCACTTGTATAATCAGCAATATTTTTAATATCACTTACACTAGAACATCTATGTTCTAAGGATAACTCACTATTACCTATTCTATTTATTTTACTACTTGTATTGTTTGCTAATGCCTCTAAATTAACTATTCTACTTTGTTGATTACTAGATAAAGTAGACTTCTTATCAATATCTGTTAAATCTTCTCTATCTACATTAAACCTTAGTGATTTATTATTAGATACATAGTGTGTTTGATATTGATAGTCGTTATAACCAAGACCCCAACTAAACACAATTAAGTTTAACGGTGTTGAAGACGATAATATACCATCAGCAACCATTTGCTCATACATAGCAATTCTCATAACATTTTCTATAACTTCACCAGTTCCAAATAAACCATATGTAGCACTTTGTATAATGTTGTTTTTACCGTAATTATAATATAATACATTATTTTGACTATAATTATCAGGTGTAGATGTTCCTGTAACGGTTACATCTAATATTTTATATTTTTCATACTCTAACACTCTATCTTCGTTTATATCAAACTCATAATAACCATCTACTGCATAGTCCCAAACAGTAGTCCCATCTTCGGTAACTACAACATCTAAAATCATTTTAATCTTTTTAACACTATAAACTCTTTTAGGTGTAGGTATATATGATTTAAGAAAATCAAATATGTAATCATCACTTCTAGCAGTTATAAATGCGTCTTTACTTGGATATATTTCTATTGCTTCACTAACTAAGTCATCACTAACAACATTCAAAGCGTCAATAGTCATATCTGTAGCATAAAAATCTATATTTTGTTGCTTATATCTATTAAGTATATCGGTTTCTTCGCTAATTAAATCAACTAAATCATTATAAAAATCTATACTTAACTCACTATCTTCATTTAATCTAGCAATGCCATCTACATAAGTGAGAACTTGATTTAATGCTTGTCTAAGAGTTATATCTTTAAATGTAAACTCAGGTGCTACTATATCATCTAAATATGTTTCTAATGCACTTGGTATAGTAAATAACCTAGTAGTTGAAACTAAATTGTTTAATTCTAATGGATATATCAATCTAAGTCTATCTACTACGTCAAACATAGATAACGGTGTAGAACCATCAATAGGTTGAGTAAATGTTTTACCACTTATAAATACTCTTTCAAGTATCTTGGTATGTTCTACCAACGATAATTCGTGTTTGTATATTAGTGGGTTTTTACTTATAAGTTGAACTGTATCTCCACCTATACGCATTGAATAAATTAAACTACCATCTATAAGTATTCTAATTGTATCAAACATACCATAAGGCGTATCCCTCTCACTAAACCCTATTGTCATTGAACCAACATCTAATTCCTCATTAAGTCTTTCAACTACACTAAACCCTGTATCTACATCATCAGTTATATCTAAATTAGTTGTTGTTCCAGTTTTGTCTATACTTCTTAATATTATTTGATAAGTCATTATGTATAATCACCTCTATATCTACTTCCACTATTAGCATTATTACCACTTAGAGTTCTATAATATTCTGCTTCTCTATTTGATTTTTGTAAACCTATACTATATTGTAATGAACGATAACTTATATCACTTAAAGCGTAAACTCCACCTAATGCAGGGTTGATATAAATACCAGTTGCATATTTAGCAAATGTAAGGCCTACTCGTTGTTTTCTTTGTCTTAGTCTATCATTAGTAAAGTTCCCTAATGTTTCAGTTGCCATTTGCGCTCCTCTAAACGCTAAACCTAAACCAGCAAACCCTTTAAGATTTCCTGCTGTTATTTCTTTATTATCTTTTTGTTGCCCTCTATTCATCTTAGCGAGGTTTCCACCACCAAAGGCTTGTTTACTCCCTGACCCTCGCCAGTTTATATGTATATTGTAATCTCTACCTGCCATAAATAATCTCTCCTTACGGTGCTAGTATATCACTTGCTTTTTTAAATTGTAATGTAAATGTAGTAATACTATTGATGTCGGCATTAAGTCCGCCACCCTCTACTACAACATTGTATTCTTTATTCCAAAACGGATATTGAACCTTAATTGTGTAAACTGTGTTTTGTGCTACATCACCAGTAGTTAATTTCTTAACTAATGATGTAAGTTGTTTAGTTGGTTGATAGAAAAATGATTGTGTCCAATCTAATGAACTTTCACTACCTATAAAACTCATTACATTTTCATTTATACCTTGTCTACCTTGCGTGTCTAATGCAAATGTATGGTTTCTATCTACTGGGTAAACTCTAATATCATCAATGTAATATTCAAAGTTATTACCGAATATAAAGTTATCTCCTACCATAGCCTCTATTTGTAAACTAAATGAATGATAGTTTATACCGTTTTCGGCTTGATATTCACCTACGACTGCTAATGGGTATACTTGAAATACAGCATTACCATCTTCACCCCATAATACACAATTATCTATATCACTTGGTAACAAGGTAATTGTTCCATTATTAGTTAATAAATCTTTATCATCAAAACTATGTAAATCAATCTCATATACACTTAACTCAGTATCTACATTGTCAAAGTCAAATGATGGTATTGCACTTGATGATATTGCAAGTCGTTTAACTATTCCCTCAAACCCTGTTGTTTCACCAAAGGTTAATGTAGTTCCAGTAGTTGATACAGTAGCATTTACTACGGTATCTGTATTAGTCCCATCAGTAATAGTCCAAGTTAAATTAGATTGTTGATATATAACAAACTTTATATTTGTATTTGCTGTATATGGTATCTTAATTTCATTACCAGTAGCGACCTCATATACTATGTGTGTTGCAGTTTTATGTAAACTACCTACTGATGTAGTATCTCCAAATAAAACCTCTATATCGGCATTATATGGGGTTAAATCAAAATACATAACCTTTTTATTTATACTAATAGATTGGTTAATATCAAATGTGCTATCTTCTCCACCCATCATTAAATTATGATTACCTAATGGAAAGTAATTCGCTAGTATTGTATTTTTAAACTCATCTATTGCACTTAATGTATTATTATAATCAACAGTAGTAAACTCATCTTCTCTATCTCTACCAGTCATATCATCTATTGCTAAATCAAATATAATTTCTACATTATTGCTAGTCCCATTTAGATTAGGAATAGGTATATACTCACCATTGATATTAGTAATCATTGTAGGCACATATCTTTTCTTTTCAGTCTTGTAAGTGTTTTCAATGCTACTTTCTACATTAAAATCATCACTTGCTATATCATTATATAAATTAACATCAAATAAGATACCTTGTGTATTCTCATTTAACTTTTCATCTATAAAGTTCTTTAATGCTTTTTGATAATATATCATATTTATTCTCCTTTACGTCTATATAAGTTTTCAGTTCCTTGTGTTTGATAATGTTGGAATATACTTTCTCTATGAACTAATCTCCTATAATCAGGGTTTTCTCTATATAATTCCATATTAAGTTTATTCTTTGCCTCTTTATTAGCGTCTTGGTTTAACATTTGTATACCATTTTCTACATTAGCAAAGTAATTAGCCAAAGTAATATAAGTCTTTTCTATAAAACCTTGACCTTTTTGTGTTTTAGTTCCCTCCTCTACAAATTGAATATAGTAAGCGTCTACTGCACTATACTTAATTGTAAAGCCATTTTTACGTCTTAATATCTTTATTGCGTTATGTCTAAGATTTCCTGTATCATAAGGTGCTAAACTCATAGCAATTCTATGACTATCAGTAATCATTTTATTAGTAATCATTATTTCACCTTAATCTAAGAATAATATTTGTGGTTTATTGTTTTTCTTTCTAGGAAAGTTAAGATTTGCTAAGGAGTTTATGCTATCATAACCCTCAGTAATTGCTTTAATTGAATATTCTTTATCTTCATTTATAATTTTAATTACATCTTTTTTCTTAAATCTTATATCGGCAGTTGTAGATATAGCAAACTCTCTTTTACCATATACGCTACCTTGTATGTTTTGTGAGGCTCTTGTAGTCTTACCACTAGCACTTACACCTTGACTTGATATATCAGCAGGTTTATATCTAAACTCTACTGGTGGGTATGTATCCCATCTTTTAGTATCTTCATCATACTCTAAATACTGTGCTAAGAAAAAATGACCACTAAACACTTGAAATTGATTTAGTATAGCCATAATTAAAACGTCCCATCATCTTCATAGTCAAAAATATAACTATAACCTGAATATAGTAAGCCTGATTGATTAAGTAATTTATGTGCTTGTGAACTCACTTCTATATTACCTCTTAATTTAGATATGTCTAAGGCTTTACCTTTTTCTATATTTACACCGTGCATATCGCCTAAAAGGTTAGCACCACTTCTAACCATATATCTTATTTGTGCATATAATACTCGTCTAAATAATTCTCTCATATCTTCGTCTTTTGCTATTTGATATCTTTTAACTCCTACTTGTCTTAATCTTGAATAAGAGTAAATGTGATTATAAATAATATCACTTGCTTCCGTGCAAAAATAATTTGCTTCTTCTATGCTTCCTGTGTCAACCTCTAAGTTATAACCTAATAAATCTTTAATTCCACTTACAGTAGGTTTATACTGTCTAAGTGTAAGGTCATATACCATAAAGTCATCATTATAAGGAAATATAGATGTGTCAGTGTTTGTTGTCAATGCCATCTGTATTGCTCCTCTCTAATTTTAATAATTCTATTGTATGCCCTACCCCATTGGGAGGTGTAGAGTAAGGCACACTAACAACTATTAAATTGTTATTAAATTAGTTTATATTCTATCTTGAACCGGGTGCAATTACAGATAATCCACCAGTACCAATTTTAGTAAATGATGTTTTAACTAATAGTACACAAGATTTGAACCAGTTTGAATGTCCCCATCTATATAATGGTAACAAACGAACACCTTGTCCTAGAGGTGATGGTATAACTTGAACGCTATTTGTAAACGCTAATGCTCTACCTGTTCCCTCAAACGCTGATAATACTCCATAAACGTCGTCTAAATCTCCTGCAGATAATCCTAGATAACCCTCTGCTAATGTCCAAATTGCATTTGATGCAAGATAAACATTATTTTGGTCTAATTCACCTAAGAAACCATCTTCGTGATGATTAGGTCTGTGGATTGGGTCGATTGCTCCAACTTGAAGCATATCTTGACCTTTCCAGTTTCCAATATCATAAACAGCATTTCCTGCTTGTTTTAATTCTTTATTGACACTAGGTCTAATTTGTAATGAACGTCCTACTTTAGCATAAATATCTACGCCATTTGTAGTATCACCATCATCTAGTATAGCACCCATATCAATGATTGCGTCTACCATATCAGTAGTTCCTAAAGTTACTTGAACTTGTCTATCTGTTACTGGAACAGTAGCGTGATAATGATAATTTAACTCAGTTGCTAACATTTCAGCCATAGTTGAAGCATTTACGTTTTTAGCGATTGCTTGTTCTAATACTGCTGATGTAGAATTAAGTAAATCTAAAGGTATCATATCCATCATAGATTGAGGAATATCAATAGGTGTATTGTAAATGTGTCTAATTCTCATACCATAATGTGCTGATACAGGTTGTTCAATAGTTTGAACAGAGAAGTGCTTACCATCAGTTGCTTGTCCTAATGTACGAGCCTCTTGAGTTAATGCTACTTGTCTTATAATACGGATTTCATCAGTGAATACATCTTGTGAGAATTTTCCTGTGATACCGTTACCATCTTTTAATTGTAATTTTTGTACTACGTTATTCATAATGACTGGTGCTAATTTTCTTGCCGTTGCGAAACTATCTATAATAGGAACGCCATAGTTACTTGTTGACATATAATCTCTCCTTTATTTTTCTTTGTATTTTTTTTAACTTCTTTGTTTAGAACGAAGATTTGCAAACATATCGTCAAATTCACTTGCATCTTTACTTGTTTGTTGTTTCTGTTTTGCTCCAAATGGTTTCATCTTCTCAACTGTATTAGTTAATGTAGATATTTTCTCATTCATTTTCTTAAACAACTTTTCTATTTCAGTTTCTTCTTCCTTAACTTCTACCTTAGGTTCTTCCTTTTTAGGTTCAACCTTAGGCTCTTCTTTTTTTGGCTCTTCTTTAACATCTTCTTCTTTAAATAAATCTTCTAACTCTAATTTTTCTTCGTCACTTAATCCATTTAATGCTTTAAACGCTTTACTTACTTTACTCATATAATAATCTCCTTAGGATATTTTATTTTTGCATAATATAACCCACTAAACATAAAGCAGTTTTTACCCAAGACACTTTGTCATTAACAAAATCGTTGGAACTTTTTAAAAACTCTATGCACTACAAGTTAATTATGAGAAATAACTCTATTTTTTGTTTCTATTGAATAACCCTTTTTTTTCTTTCTTGACGTGGGAAACATCTTGGTTATTCGTTTGTTCAATCTTTTCCTCAACGTCAGCCTTTTGCTTTTTATCTATTTTAGCCTGTTCAACTGCTTGTTTTTCTTCTCTCTCTTTAACCATTCTATCATATATTACTAAATGTTGTTTATGGTTTTTATCATTGAAAAACATTTCTATTGCAGTTAAATCATCTATCATATCATTTTGTTTTAATACACTTAATATTGTAGCAAGGTTATTTTGATTAGTTAAACCTGCTTTACTAAACTTAACTACAACTATTTCATCAATAAACCCACTAAACGCTAATACACATTTTAACATTTGGTCTAATGAATTTTTAAGTAATTTTTGTTTACCCTCTACGAATACTGTAGTTGTATGTTCATCACTACTAATTTCTCTTGCAGTAGGTTTCTCACTATTAGGCACTATTGCACTTGATATAGTTCTTTCATCTACACCGAAGTCCATAGCCATAGTTTGTAATATATTATTTCTAACCTTTTCCCAATCTTTAATAGGTGGTGAGAATAATATAGGTTTATTGTCCTCAGGGTTAGTGTATGGAACTTTAGTCATTATAAAGTTATCCCAACCACCGAATTGATTTTGCCCATAACCACTTGCATTTTGGAAATCAGGTGATTGCATATGTTGTGGAACGATTAGTTTATCTCTTGCAGTATATAAGTTAGTCATCATAGAACTCCAATAGAAGTCATAAGACATTAAACTATGTATTTGATTGCTTAATAAACTTTCTCCACCATTAACAGCAGGTAAGAATGAAACACTTTCACTTGCTTTTAATATATAAATCCCTAAATCTCTTAAAGGTAATTTATTCCATACACCTAAACTTGTATTAGGGTAATCTTTTTTAAACTTATGTGATATATCTCTAGGTAATCTATTAAATGGTACAGTTTCAGGTTTAATATCAACTGTTCTAGCATTTGCTAAGTTCCCACTACCTTTTTTAATAGATATTCTATATTCAGGTTCACCACTATCATTATATCGTCTATCCTCTAATAGATAGAAGTATTGTGGTTCGGGTGATGCACCTGCTTGATTAGTCATTTTAGAGTAAGTATATATTAGCCCACTCCAAGCACTAACGTTACCTCTAAAGTCTGTATCAAAGAAATATGTATCTTTTCGTAGTATACTAGGTATTAAGGTTTCGCCATCACTATCTAATTTAATAGTGCTATCTCCACCTGCAAAAGCCCATTCGGTTGCTTGAACAATCTTAGTATCTAGTAAATTATCACTAGACCACTTTTCAATCCATTCTAAACTGTTATAGTCTTTACCTCTATAGTTAAATGTATTTGTATCAGGTTCACCCTCATCATCAAACATTAACTTACTACCTACTGTTTGTTGTGCTAGTTTATGTAATATAGTGTATGCTATTCTTGAATTAAACATACCACTTTGTGTATTGTGGAACATTGGGTTGAACCCATCATACCAGTAAAAGAATTTCTTTATAAACCTAAAATAATAGTCTTTATAAGGGTGAGGCACAAGTGCATAGAATTGTTCGTTGTTTATCCAACTATATGTATGGTATGTTTGCAACGCACTATAAACTCCTAGAGGCTTCGTAGCGTCATAATTTTCAGGCATTATTCATCATTTCCTTTCATAAAACTCCATCTATACCTACCTGCTCTGTTTCTTTCGCCCTTACAACACTTAATAATGTTATCGGCTTGTATATTGAGTTCTTTACTTGCTTCATTTATTGTTTTGTATTCTTTAATATCGTTTGTTTCATCATCTATTCTAATTACTTTTAATTGTCTATAAATTATTTTTGGAACAAATGTATCACAATTTTCTTTGTAACACCAGTATGCACCTTTATAACTTGGTTTTTTTCTTTTGCAACACTTCGTAATAACTGAACTGTCAAAGTCATTTAATCTTCCTGCAACAGCACTACTAACATAACACTCCATAACTTCAAGTGTTTCTTTGTTAATCATACATACTGCTTTTTGTAATGTATTAGATATTGGTTCTATTGGTTCAACTTGATTATATGTTGGCTGTAGTTTATTATACCAAAACTGTTCTCTACTAGTTAAATCATCTGTATTATCTACATATTCTAATACTTTAAACTCAAAGTTCTTAATACCATATTTTCTAAATGCTCTGTATATTGGATAGTCATAAGATTTTTTAGGAAGTGTTTTATGATGATACCACCTTTCCTTTATACTTATTGATTGTCCTACATAACAATTATCATTTATAATATTACGAATGACATAAATACCTTGTATCTTTTTAAACATTTACATCACTCTCTTTCATAATAGTCCTGCATTTTAGGAAAATATAACGCACTAGGGTTTCTAAAATAAAACGCTATACTATAAGTTAGACCATCTGTTACATCATTAGGCACTATAGGGTCAAACCCTTTACCTTTTTCGTCCCATATAACACTTTCTAATTGTGTAACTAATGGGTGTAAACCATACTCTTTCCTATTTGTAATATAGTTATGAACTCCATCTTCATCTAATATATATAATACATTTCTACTAAAAGCATTTTGCATTATATGAGCCATTTGAACTATATTCTTTTGAGAATAACTTGTGCATACATATCTACTAGGTAGTCGGTTGGCCGACACTAAACGCAAATCTACACTTGCACTATCAAATATCATATCAATTCTCATTTGTCGATTGATACCCCACCTATAATGTAAGTCCTCTAACCATCTTTCTACAAATGGAAATAAGGTATCATTAGAGTAAGCACCATTCTTTATAGGGTCGTGGTAGAAGTAATTTAATACTATACCTTGACCATTATTCAATATTATAGTAGGAACAAATGCCGTCTTATCAATGGTGGTTGCACCATCTACACCAATTAACACACTAAATATTCCTATTGATTTAATTAACTCTCTTATTTTCTTTTCTCTAAGTAAATGCGTATCTCTACTAAATGTAAAGTATACTCCACCAAATAAGCCCTCAGTTTCCCCTAAATATAAATATCTATAATTACTAGGGTTAATCTCTTTTTCTAATCTAATTGCCTCTAAGTCCGTTTTAGTTAAGACTTTAGCAATATTCTTATAACTGGTATGTAAACATAACCAACTATCTAATGTTTCATTTATACGATAATACTCATTAGTCCAATGACTGTTTTGTCTTTCAGGGTTAAATGCGAGTATAATCTTCCAATCATCAGGGTTAAGATGTCGTCTTAATGTCGCTAATGCTTGGTCTAAATTGTCTTGCTTTGGTAATTGTTGTGTTTCATCTATAATTATCAACGACACTTTCTTACGAGTTTTAAGTCCTTTTGTCCTTGATAAATCTGCTCCACCTACACCTTGAAAGTATATCGTATTACCATTTAACTTATTTATAAGTTTTAAAGGCTTCTTACGCAACTCTGTGAATGGGAGTAAATGTTCTTCCTCTAATACGGCTAGTATCTCATTATACATTGAACCCTCTAAATCACCGTAATTGCTTCTACATACAATTATATCATATTTTAATTCAAAGAACTTTGCTGTAATCAGTTGTGATAAGGCTTTAGATTTACCTGCGTCCCTACCTGACTTTAACATTATATAATGATTATCTTTATCAAATAATTGATTATACGGTTTAAGAACTCTCATTATCTTTCTCTAAATTATCATAATTATCCGTAGATAACTCTAACCATTTTTCATATTCTTTTGTATGTTTAATTCTTATTTCATCTAACGCTTCTATAAAGCAATCAGGTTGTTTATTCATTAACATTTCCTCATCAAGGTATTTATCATACTTCTCACAGTAAGGTTTACGATAATTCCCAAACGCCCACTCTACATCAGGTGTTCTCATTTGATGATTTCTAGGGTAAGGTGCTTCCTCATATATCGTTAAATATTTACACATTAAGCACATTTCATTCTTCTCATTAAATAAACATCTATCTAAATGACCCTCTATACCCTCTATAGTATCATAAC